AGTAGCTGTTGGATGCCACCACGGGCATGTTGTCATCGATCTCGACCGGGCTGCCGAGCAAACGGCCACCAAAGCCAGCCAGTGGGTCCGGTTGCCACAGGTAGAACGCGCCAGAGCCGTCTTTCATCTGCCGCACGGTGGCCAGGGTGGCGTCTGCCATCACAAACGCGGCACCTGGGCGGTACTGCGCTTTCAACCCGTGCTGAAGGTTGATGATTGCATCGCCTGGATTGCTTGCTGCAAATGCACCAGCGCCGCCGGAAGCGATGTAACCCAGCTTGCCCCATGCGTAGGACGCATTGGCCACAGTGGTGTAGTCGGTAATGCCGCGTGCGCTGCCGACGCCAGTACCGATTGCAAACTCAGAGCCTGCCAGTTCAGCGAACGCAATGGCAGCTTCGTTGGCCAGGTCCAGCTCCAGGTTGATGATGGCATCTTCCAGGGTTTCGTTGTGGATCCATGGCTCAGCTTCAGCGGTGTGGGCTGTGAATTCGAGTTCGGCGAATTTTGGATTCGTCGACTCGCCACCTGTGGCCCCTGGGCCCACACGACGCGCAGCCATGCCGGTAGTTTTGGCGACCTTCTTGAAGGTGTCGGTGCCGATTGTGACCTGGCGGGCCAGGCGGCCAATGGCCGAGGTGACGCTAACCACACGGATGATTTCGGCATCCATTTCAGGTAACACCAGGAACCCGCCATCAGGACCAGATCCGGAGAGGTATGCCTTGCGTTGCAGGTCAGCCAGGCCGTTTTCGTCGCCCTTGCGCAGGAACTTGTTGAAGGCCTGTTTGTATTCGGCCTGTTCAGCGGTGATTTGCTTGCCGCCATCGGTTTGGTGGCGGTTTGCCTTTTTGGCGATTTCGGTCACTTCGTCATTGATGGCCTTGAAGGCACCGTTGAGCTTGTCGACCGTGGCTTGCAGATCGGAGACGGCTTTGCCTTCGGCCTTGGCCTTGAGCAGTTCGTCATTTTTGCGGGTGAATTCGCCCCAGGCTTCGTTTTGCTTTTCGACCAGCGACTTGATGTCTTTGAGTTCGATTTCGCCACTCATGGCAAATGGAATCATGCCCAGGCCAGCAAAGGCTTCAGGGTTGATCAGAGGATGTCCGGCTACTGCGAACAGGGCCATAACGGCGACGATGGCCAGGAGGCCAAACGTCAGGTGGTTTCGGGTGAGTTTCATGGTGCTTTCTCTCATGGGTTGGTAAACAGGGAGGTGCCGCGCTGGATCAGTGCGGCAAGTTCGCCCAGCTCATCGGAATCACTCCGACCTTGCGTGGCTTTGATGCGGGCCACGAGGGCCAGCGCTTGAGATTTGCTGAGCCCGCCGGCATCGCGCAGGTAGGCTTCAGCATCTTTCAAAGTCTTGATTTCAGAGATGGACTTGACGTCCGTGACGCGCGCCGCGTCATTCGCGGGAAAAGTCACGAGCGAGACTTCCCACAGGTCAAGGGTTTTGAGGGTATTGATGCCGGTCACTCGGTCATAGCTTTCGTCGCGCACCTGAAAGCCGATGCTCAGGCCGCTGATGGCGCCCATCTTGAGCAGTTCGTAGGCCTCGGCACCGCGAGCTGTCTTGAGCGCGAGCTTGCCTTCGACATGCAGGCCCACGGCGTCTTCCTTGACGCTTGTGTAGATGCCAATGGGCTCGCCGCTGCGGTGCTGCCAGAGCAGGCTGGGCTGGCGGGTCTTGAGCGACTCGACAAAGGCGCCGGCCACCACGATTTCCTTGTAGCTGTCGAGCACGCCAAATACACTGCCGTAGCCAGAAAAAAGGCCATCTTCAGAGACGGCCTTGACTTGAAATGGAACATCGAGATGTTTAAGCATTGAGCGCTCCTTGTTTTGCGGTTTGGTCGCCCGCGCCGTGGGTGTCGGTGGTCATATTCATGGGGGTCAGGGGTTCATCCAGGCCTTCAATTGGGTTCAAATCGAGTTTGGCGCGCACTTCGTTGCGTTCCATGATTCCGCCCATGGTCAGGCGATAGAGGTATTCAGCGGTGTCTTTCATGGCGCCGCGCAGCAATCCAGCCTCGTTGAGCTTGATGTAGTAGCCGTCTGCCCTGTCTTTCTTGGTCAAGAGGTTGACTTCGGCTGACTGCTGGATCCGTTCGTACCAGGGCATGAGGGTGTGCACCACATGCGCCAAAAACATTTGTTCCGCCGACGCATAGGTTGCAGCCTTGTCGCTGTAGCCAACCATGATCGGCATGACCCGAAAAAATCGGCACACCTCTTCGACCTGGTAGCGCCGTGTCTCAAGGTGCTGGGCATCTACGCCTGTTGTGGCCAGCGGTGTGAACTTGGCGTTGCGGTCAAGCAGCATGACAGTGCCGGCATTGGCTGCACCAGCCAGGCTGGAGTCAATCCACGCGCGCAAATTTTTGTACTGCTCAGGATTGAGAGATCCATCCATCGAATAAACACCACTGGGGCGCACACCGTGCTCGTGCAGCGATGCGTGTGACTCTTCAGTGGCCAGTGACAAGCCGATGGCTTCGCGCGCCAGCTGCATCACATCTAGGCCGTTGACGCTATTCCAGCTGGGGCCTCGCAGGTGCCAAATGGCCTCGGCTGGATACTCTTTGTATTCGCCGCTTTTGTTGCTGACTTTGTAGGTCAGTGACCAGTCGGCGTTTTGCACTACGGTGACGCGGGCCGGGTCCAGCAAGATCAGCTCTTGCACTGCGCCACGCGCCCGGTTGATGAAGGCGAAGGCGCTGCCGGTCAGGGTCAGGTGCAGGATCAAGGTTTCGCGAAACTCAAACGATGTCTGCCAGCTGTTGGGGCGACGGTGCAGCAGGTCATACAGCGGGTGATCTGTTGCGCTTAGGCGCTGGGAGTGCACAGAAACCGCCGATGCAGTTTCGCGCATGACGCGAAATGGCACCTGTGCAACGCCCTCGGCAATGGCACGCACGCAGCTGAACACGGTGCCAACTTGCAGCGCAGTGTCCCGGCTGACCATGGCGCCGGACTTGGATTTTCTGCTTTGGCCCAGGATCCTGGACAGGATGTCAGGCAGGTCATACCCTCCCGACGCCTTACGCCCAAAATTTAGACCGAATAGTTTCACTGTGCTACTTCCCAAAATGATTTTTCCGAGGCGGGGTTCAAGGCCATCAAAGTGACTGCGTTAAAAGCAGCCAGCAGCGGGTCTATCTTTGCCGTGCCGCTGGCTTGTTTTGTGATGATGATGGCATTGCCGCGAGGTTCTACCTTCGCGTTGCCTACGCACCATGCCATCAGGGGCTGCGCACCATGCACCATGACGCCCTCGGCCAGCTTGCGCTCTGCGGTCTTGATTGCGCCGGTCATCTTCCATCCTTGGGATATGCCAATAACCTTCTCTTCTGGTATCTCAGCCTCTGATAACGCCTCGGTGATGCCGCCAAGTCCTGCCGGGTCACACCCAACCTTGTCAAGCAATCCAGATGCCTCACAACGCGAAACTATGTCGGCAACTTCCATAACGTCATCGCCCATGTTTTTCACAAGCGTCAGGTCGCCATCACGGGCGAAGTCACGGAAACGTGGCGCTTCTGACTTGCGACGTTCCAACACCGACGGGTGTGCCCATGCGTGAGTCCATAGCAGCCATTCACGGGTGTCTTTGTCCCGGCCAATCACTGCCAACCCAAGTAAGTCATCCAGTCCGCCACCGTCAATGCCAACATCAACCACTTCTGACCTGGCCAGCAGGTCATCAAGCGTCAATCCAGGGCACTTACCCTGCGCTTCCCAAAAGTCTGCGCCTGCCCAGCGGTCGCTTCTCAAATTCAGGCCAATCTCAACATTGGCGTGCTTCGCCAGGAAACCCCTGAAGGATTCAGGGCCGCTGGCCTCTGCCTTCTTGAACTCGCGCTCGATAAACGCCTGGTCAACCGAGAAACCCATGTTTGGATTGGTCATCCACATGTTCTCTAGCTTGCGCGCAGAACCATCCGCAACCATGTCGTCTGGATGCTCAAAGATCACCGGCAGAAATCCGGGGTCTACGATCTTTCCATCGCGCACTGCCCGCGCGTAGTCGAGCTTCTGCTTAAACACCCCGGATGGCGGCTCATCGCTCTGAGTTGTCAGATAGATGATGAAGCCCTCTGGGCGCGAAGCAAGCCCGCCAAACGCCTCGCGGAACATGTTTTCGGCTGTGCTGACCTTGCCGAACAGGTGCAGTTCATCAACCAGCACGCCGACAGCTTTCAAGCCGCCGACTGTGTTGCTGTCCGCAGCCAGCACCTTCAATGTGGCGTTGCTCTCGCGGTTCGTGATCGTTTTGATGTGGCCTTGAACGTGCATCAGCGCGTCCAAGTCCTCATCTTTTTTCACCATGTCGCGGGCTGGCGCAAACGAATTGGTAGCCACTTCCACCGTAGGCGACAGAATCACGAACTGCGCCGACTGCCGCCAATTACGAACAAGCGCCGTTAGCATGATTGCGCCCGCAACCGTACTCTTCGAATTTTTCTTGCTCACCAGGACGAACACTTCCTTGATGAGCCTGCGGCCCGATTCCGCGTCATACGATCCAAAGATCGCAGCGGCCAAGTCCATCACCCACGGAGCGCAAGCCTCGCCAAGCGTCGGGCTACCCGGCGCGTCAACTATGCGCAGCTCGCGCATCACAGATAGCGCAGCCTCCGCCTCTTCGGGGAAGATGGGCGGAGGGATGATGCTGCGGCCTTCCCTGATACGTTCCTGCCAGTCTAGGCAGGCAGTGCTGTATTCAGGGGTGGTGGTCATATCAAATGAGCGATGCGTGCGCCCTTGCGCATGTTGTCCAGCGCCCATAGCGGGCGCAAGTTAGTGTAGTGATTCAGCCGTAACACATCACTGGCGTTGTCCGCTGTGGCAAGCGGGATGATGTGGTCGATATGTATCGCCAACCCCATTTTTTCCCAGCACATTCCAGGCAGAAACTGGCGTTCTATGTGAGCGCGAAACTCCGGCCAACTGCAACCCAAGATTTCCTCGGTCTTGCTTCCCTTGGCGAACCCTCTCCGGCGAAAGCTAGTCCGGATCAAAGCACGCAAATTGTTCTTCAGCCGATACATGGCGTCAGATTTGCGCATCTCTTGCACTCTTTCGCTGGTATTGCCAGCGCGGTTCCTGCACACCGCAGAACAGTATTTGGCCGTGGTCAGCTTCGCGCTGAATGGCGCCCCGCACTGCAAGCAAAAATGGTCGTACTTTGTCTTGCGAGCGAATTTCCTGTGCTCCAACCCAGCCGCCTCGCAAGCCTCCTTGGCGCGCTCCAGGCGCGCAGCTGCCAGCAATGGCGCCAGCCTCTCGTACTTTTTTCGGTCCCGCTCTTTTCTCGCGGCGGCCCTCTCACCATCGGATGCATAGCGCTTCCGCGTTTTCCGCAATGGAAGCGGGCCAACAAACTCTCGCTCAAAGATGGTTTTTGCCGATGGCTTGCGTCCGGCTCCAGGCCGAGCGCCGCCATAACCAGGGCGCGAGCCGCCTGATCGAGCCTTAGCGCCTGCCATTATTTAGCCCGCCCGTTATGGGTGGCGGAATGTAGAATACATGCAGCCATGTCATCCTCTCGTACAGGTTGATTGGTCAGAAAGCCTCGTCGTCTGCCAGGACTTCGGGGCTTTCGCTATTTTACAGGCGCTATCTGTTATTTACTATCAGTTTTGGCGGGGTGGCTGCTGCAAATTTTCCAGAGACCTTCTTTGCCGCATCAGCCTGCTCTTGCTTCTTGCCACCGTTCTCGGCCCGACGCACCTGTGCGGACAGCAGCGCCTTCGCCGCGTCCACGCGAAGCTTGGCATCGGTGCCGCTGTCGTTCATGACGGCCTTGAGGAACTTGTCCGGCTCGTCGTAGATGGTGCCCAGCACCAAAACGACAGGCTCTTTCGGCTTTGGCCCAGAGTTGGGCCGGGCTCCGCCGCTGCGCCCCTTCACTCCTGCCATTTGAACTCCGTTTGAACATCTACCATGGGACTTTTATTGTCCAAATGGG